TGATTAATACAGTATTTAATACAGAGCCGTGTTTATTGAGTCGGTATTCAGAGTCTGACCAGAAATTATTAATCTGGTGAAGTTTTTCCTCTGTCATTACGTCATGGTCGATTTCAATTTCTATTGATGCTTTCCAGTCGTAATCAATGATGATTTTTTGATGTTTGACATCTGTTCATATCCTCACAGATAAAAAATCGCCCTCACATTAGAGGGCAAAGAAGATTTCCAATAATCAGAACAAGTCGGCTCCTGTTTAGTTACGAGCGACATTGCTCCGTGTATTCACTCGTTGGAATGAATACACAGTGCAGTGTTTATTCTGTTGTTTATGCCAAAGATAAAGGCTACCATCAGGCAGCCTTGTTGTTCTGTTTGTCAAGTTCTCTGGCAATCATTGCCGTCGTTCGTATTGCCCATTTATCGACATATTTCCTATCTTCCATTACAGGAAACATTTCTTCAGGCTTAACCATGCATTCCGATTGCAGCTTGCATCCATTACATCGCTTGAATTGTCCACGCCATTGATTTTTATCAATAGTCGTAGTCATACGGATAGTCCTGGTATTGTTCCATCACATCCTGAGGATGCTCTTTGAACTCTTCAAATTCTTCTTCCATATATCACCTTAAATAGTGGATTGCGGTAGTAAAGATTGTGCCTGTCTTTTAACCACATCAGGCTCGGTGGTTCTCATGTACCCCTACAGCGAGAAATCGGATAAACTCTATTCACCCCTACAGAGAGCAAAAGAGAAACGCCGATGAACAACTCATGGTGGCAGGAACTAATGCATTTTTTCCTGCAAGGAATGACACTTAAACAGTTGATTCATATGCTAATCATCCTGATCATATTGATTATTGTTATGCCGGTAAGCGTAAAAGAATGGATAAACCTGCATAATCCAGAAATCCTTCCTCATTACTGGATGTATTACATCCTGTTGTTTTGCGTTAGCTATGTGCTTAACGGCGTTGTTAATTCCGCTTATCACGCTGTGACTGAAAGAATTGAGGTATCCGCTGCTCAGAAGCGCAAATCTAAAGAAGAAAAATATGTGCAAGATTTGTTTGATTCATTAACTCTTGGAGAAAGAGCGTATTTGGCATTCGCTGTAGCCGCTAATAACCAGCTACAAACGGAAAAGGGAGCTCATGAATCAATTTCATTGCTCAAAAAAGGACTCCTCGTTCGAAGGCCTCCTGCTGTTGGATATCCTGATACCGACCGTTTCGTTATCCCTGAAAGCTATAGACATGAGTGCTACATTAGGTTTGCCGGGAAGGCAGACAGCCTTATGGATGAACTTATCGCTCAGGATAAGCATGGCAAAAACAAGTAATTAGCAAATGAATTTATCATCTCGCCGTCAGTTGTTTTGATTTCCGGTAGCCTGCCGCGTAAAGAGCTACGTTCGGAAGACAAGTTGAACCTTCATATTTTCTGGTCAACGTTGTCAGAGTTATCACTTCTGCTCTCATTGCTGGTTTGCGCTTGCATTGCAAGACCACTCGTGAAGGGGTTGGCCTGTGTAGCTTGTCGGAGCTGATCGCCTCCTGACTTTGCAGATTTGCGCGACGAGCTCTACGGCGAGAAGCTGCGGTGCCTTTAAATTCTGTTTTTCTGGACATGGATTCCTCCCGAATAAACTTTGGCGATGCAATCTCGAAGCTCCTCCTGAGACGGTTGCTTCGGCATTGCATCCCACAGCTTATGTGGTTGGGTGATCTGGCTTTTCAGCCACGTAGTCGAGAGTCGACGTTGTTTAAAGAGCCTGCCAGTCTGTTCCATTTGGCTTCCAGCGTCCTGCTGACGGTTAAATAGTACGATATGTACTTTACAAGATCAATACAATTTGTTGTAAGTTGGCGTGGTTTTTTATAACGCTTTGTATTTAATAGTGTTGTTTTTTAGCGTGGATGTATTGTCTCGGCGATGTAAGGAGAGATCAGAATTGCGTGGTTTAGTGGGTTGCATCTATTTATTTTTCAATAAATATAATTGGTTATGTGTTTTTAGGTGGGCGAACGTGAGGCAAAGAAAACCCGGCGCTGAGGCCGGGTTGTATTATGCTGCAAGTCTCTTAATCCAAGTCTCTCTTTTGGAGAATGGTAGAACTTGGCTTGATTCATGGAAGAGTAAGGAGAGTTGTTGCATTTGATCACCAATTGCTTCGCTGTCTATAACAACAAATCTGTTGTTATACTCCTCACTTGAAGCTTTAAGATCAATTAGTTTCCCAAGCAATGAGTAAGCACTATTCCAGCTTCCTCCGTGTTTCACGCTTGATGTAAAAACGTATTTAGGTATGTCGGTTTTTATTGTTACAGGGACGGTAATTTGATGTCCACTCAAGCCATATACGTTTTCACGAAGAGAAAGTGCGTCTCTAAGCTCTGTGTGATATAGATAATCAATAACCATACTTTCAAACTTTTCAGCTTGAACTGGCTGATACCAGTCTAACGACAAAGTTGATGCGAGTATACCAGCTCTAATTATGTTCGATGTAATCGCACCGACATCCTTTTCTGTTGCCCAAGCAATGATTTCTCCTCGAGCATTGAGTTCTGCGCCTTCTTTAAGCAGTAATTGTCGTATCTCATCAAGTCGTTTTTTGGTAAGCGAGATCCCTCTTGCCTCCATATTCATTAAGGCATCGCATCTGTCACTAACTAAATACCTACCATTGACTTCACGGATAAAGGCACCGACATGCTCTCCATCATCACAGTAAGTGAATGGACTGATAATTCTCAAGGTCTTGCCTATTGGATGGCATTCGAAACCTAGTTGTGAGATCACTGTTGAGCACATCATATTCCAAACCCCATTTGCCCCGACTCATCTTCAAGCGGTAAAGGTATTCTCCCAGAGTAAGTTATGTTCAGATGTTTACAGAAGTAATTCCAATACCCTACCAGGTCATCTGGGTTTATGTCATCTTCGATTGGAAACGCTATTCTATCACTATAGTATCCAGCTTCTTCATAGTATACATGGTAGTGAGCACCGTAAATGATATCTTGGTACTTCGGATGATCGACCTTGTAACTATTCGTGTGTTTGTCAAAGTGATAGGTATCTACCGCGAAAACCCTCTTGTTATGATAGAAAGCAATAATATTTATTTTAGGGTAAGAAATCGGGTCATCAGGTTCTGAATCCTGATCTGGTTTCCATTTCAGTTCAAACTTTAGCCCTTGTATAGGTATACAATCCTCATCAAGGGGATGATATGAGCTTGTAGCCACATATCAGAGCGACTTGGTTTCTGTTTCCATTTAACGCCAGAAAAGTTAACTATTTTTTTACAATAAAGTACTTTATCAACTTCTACTTGGCTTGGCTGATAATCATCTATTTTTGCCAATGTTTACCGCCCTGTAAATTGTAGATAAAAGTGGTTTCATCACCCAAACGTCTCTTCAGGCCATTGGCTGGCGATAACTTTCCCCACAACGGAACAACTCTCATTGCATGGGATCATTGGGTATTGTGGGTTTAGTGGCTGTAGAAACACCTGACCGCTATCCCTGATCAGTTTCTTGAAGGTAAATTCATCACCACCAAGTCTGGCTATGCAGAAATCGCCGGGCTCAACAGCTTGCTCAGGGTCAACCAGAATTAACATCCCGTCAGGAAAGCTGGGTTTGGAACCTGTTGGTGCGGTCATTGAGTTACCTTCAACCTCAAGCCAGAATGCAGAGTCACTGGCTTTTTTGGTTGTGCTTACCAATCTCTCCGCATCGCCTTTGGTAAAGGTTCTGAGTTCTGGAGAGAACATCCCAGCCTGAACATGAGAAAAAACAGGGTACTCATATTGTTTTTTAACTGGGGCCGATGAGTATTCGCCAACAGGTGAAAATGTCCCGTCGTGGTTGAATGATATGTTATCAATACCAAGGTATTTAAACACCACACCAATATCACTAAGAGATGGATGACGAGATCCGCGCAACCAGTGTCCAATCCCACCCTGCGTCATACCTAGCTCTTCGGCTAACTTCTCTTGAGTTATGCCGAGCTCTTTCATTCTGGATCTAGCCAGTTCATACCATTTCATTTTCATGTCCTTATTATTACGCTTTGTACTGGAACCATCCATGCACAATGTGTATTTTTACTTGTATTCTTAAAGTACATATTGTATTTTTATTCGTGTTTACTATGGAGGGCATATGAGCAACCTACGAAAATATCGAGAGTCACTGAATATCTCTCAAACAACACTTGCTAAGGCAGTTGGATGCACACAGGGAGCTATCGGACATTGGGAATCTGGTCGTCGCTTCCCAGACCTTAAAACATGCCGTGCTCTTGTTGCATGCCTAAACAAGTTAGGCGCAAAAGTCAGTCTTGATGACGTGTTCCCGCCGGAACATAAAGCCGCTTAATAAGCGGATCCGCTCTTTGTAACAACGGACATTCGTCCTACGTCGCTGAAAAGCGAGTTCCAAGATATCTGACCAACTAAGGCCATATGCGTTTCCACGCATACCTTTCAACTAACTATTCACTATTGGAAATCTTAAGAAATGGAAAGAACAAGTTACAGCAAACTATCACAGCGTGACGTTGATCGCGCAGAAACAGATTTACTTATCAATCTGTCAGCTATTACCCAGCGCGGTCTGGCAAAGATGATTGGCTGTCATGAATCGAAGATAAGCAGAACGGACTGGAGATTTATTGCTTCGGTCTTGTGTGCTTTCGGAATGGCATCAGACATAAGTCCGATTAGCAGGGCTTTTAAGTATGCGCTTGATGGACTCACCAATAAAAAACGCCCGGCGGCAACCGAGCGTTCTGAACAAATCCAGATGGAATTCTGAGGTCATTACTGGATCAATCCACAGGAGTCATTATGACAAATACAGCAAAAATACTCAACTTCTGCAGAGGTAACTTTGCCAAACAGGAGCGTAATGTGGCAGATCTCGATGATGGTTACGCCAGACTATCAAATATGCTGCTTGAGGCTTATTCAGGCGCAGATCTGACCAAGCGACAATTTAAAGTGCTGCTTGCCATTCTGCGTAAAACCTATGGGTGGAATAAACCAATGGACAGAATCACCGATTCTCAACTTAGCGAGATTACAAAGTTACCTGTCAAACGGTGCAATGAAGCCAAGTTAGAACTCGTCAGAATGAATATTATCAAGCAGCAAGGCGGCATGTTTGGACCAAATAAAAACATCTCAGAATGGTGTATCCCTCAAAACGAGGGAAAATCCCCTAAAACGAGGGATAAAACATCCCTCAAATTGGGGGATTGCTATCCCTCAAAACAGGGGGACACAAAAGACACTATTACAAAAGAAAAAGAAAAGATTATTCGTCCGAGAATTCTGGCGAATCCTCTGACCAGCCAGAAAACGATCTTTCTGTGGTTAAACCGGATGCTGCAATTCAGAGCGGCAGCAAGTGGGGGACAGCAGAAGACCTGACCGCCGCAGAGTGGATGTTTGACATGGTGAAGACTATCGCACCATCAGCCAGAAAACCGAATTTTGCTGGGTGGGCTAACGATATCCGCCTGATGCGTGAACGTGACGGACGCAACCATCGCGACATGTGTGTACTGTTCCGCTGGGCATGCCAGGACAACTTCTGGTCCGGTAACGTGCTTAGCCCGGCCAAACTCCGCGACAAGTGGACCCAGCTCGAAATCAACCGTAACAAGCAACAGGCAGCCGTGACAGCCAGCAAACCAAAACTCGACCTGACAAACACAGACTGGATTTACGGGGTGGATCTATGAAAAACATCGCCGCACAGATGGTTAACTTTGACCGTGAGCAGATGCGTCGGATCGCCAACAACATGCCGGAACAGTACGACGAAAAGCCTCAGGTACAGCAGGTAGCGCAGATCATCAACGGTGTGTTCAGCCAGTTACTGGCAACTTTCCCGGCGAGCCTGGCTAACCGTGACCAGAACGAACTGAACGAAATCCGCCGCCAGTGGGTTCTGGCTTTCCGGGAAAACGGGATCACCACAATGGAACAGGTTAACGCAGGAATGCGCGTAGCCCGTCGGCAGAATCGACCATTTCTGCCATCACCCGGGCAGTTTGTTGCATGGTGCCGGGAAGAAGCATCCGTTATCGCCGGACTGCCAAACGTCAGCGAGCTGGTTGATATGGTTTACGAGTATTGCCGGAAGCGAGGCCTGTATCCGGATGCGGAGTCTTATCCGTGGAAATCAAACGCGCACTACTGGCTGGTTACCAACCTGTATCAGAACATGCGGGCCAATGCGCTTACTGATGCGGAATTACGCCGTAAGGCTGCCGATGAACTGACCTGTATGACAGCGCGAATTAACCGTGGTGAGACGATACCTGAACCAGTAAAACAACTTCCTGTCATGGGCGGCAGACCTCTAAATCGTGTTCAGGCGCTGGCGAAGATCGCAGAAATTAAAGCTAAGTTCGGACTGAAAGGAGCAAGTGTATGACGGGCAAAGAGGCAATTATTCATTACCTGGGGACGCATAATAGCTTCTGTGCGCCGGACGTTGCCGCGTTAACAGGCGCAACAGTAACCAGCATAAATCAGGCCGCGGCTAAAATGGCACGGGCAGGTCTTCTGGTTATCGAAGGTAAGGTCTGGCGAACGGTGTATTACCGGTTTGCTACCAAGGAAGAACGGGAAGGAAAGATGAGCACGAACCTGATTTTTAAGGAGTGTCGCCAGAGTGCCGCGATGAAACGGGTATTGGCGGTATATGGAGTTAAAAGATGACCATCTACATCACTGAGCTAATGACAGGCCTGCTGGTAATCGCAGGCCTTTTTATTTGGGGGAGAGGGAAGTCATGAAAAAACTAACCTTTGAAATTCGATCTCCAGCACATCAGCAAAACGCTATTCACGCAGTACAGCAAATCCTTCCAGACCCAACCAAACCAATCGTAGTAACCATTCAGGAACGCAACCGCAGCTTAGACCAAAACAGGAAGCTATGGGCCTGCTTAGGTGACGTCTCTCGTCAGGTTGAATGGCATGGTCGCTGGCTGGATGCAGAAAGCTGGAAGTGTGTGTTTACCGCAGCATTAAAGCAGCAGGATGTTGTTCCTAACCTTGCCGGGAATGGCTTTGTGGTAATAGGCCAGTCAACCAGCAGGATGCGTGTAAGCGAATTTGCGGAGCTATTAGAGCTTATACAGGCATTCGGTACAGAGCGTGGCGTTAAGTGGTCAGACGAAGCGCGACTGGCTCTCGAATGGAAAGCGCGATGGGGAGACAGGGCGGCATGAGACGACAGCGACGAAGTTTCACCGACATCATCTGCGAAAACTGCAAATACCTTCCAACGAAACGCTCCAGAAATAAACGCAAGCCAATCCCAAAAGAATCTGACGTAAAAACCTTCAACTACACGGCTCACCTGTGGGATATCCGGTGGCTAAGTCATTGTGCGAGGAAAACAAGGTGATTGACCAAAATCGAAGTTACGAACAAGAAAGCGTCGAGCGGGCTTCAGTGTACACTGAGTGGATTCTATCTAGGCTTAGTGCATACAGAAGATTGCTGGTAAAGGACATGCCAGGCAAAACGATGAGGACTGATATTTATGAAAACATCTGATTTTTTACTGTTCTTGCATGCGGTACAGGAGGGGCTTTGACCGGGCATTTTATCGTGAATATTTTCACTTGGTATTTCTTTGGTTTTAGAGATTACTTCACTCGATGGGTTTTAAATAGTTTTCGTCGGTTTATCGGGTGCAAGCCTGATATGAGAATTTATAAAGATGAAAAGAATTGATTGTTAATGTGTTATGAGGTTTTTTGTTGTGAGTTTGTAATTTGCTTTTATAGAAATACATTAAGTAAATATAATTAAATATTCAAATTGTATATGTATGCGACATGTTGGTGTTTGGTCGCATACACTGTTGAATATTTGGCTAATGTTATATCAATGTAGAGTTAAAGTCTAACACAACATAGACTCTCTATATGCTAACGTCTTGACTATAACTGCAATTATTTTTTCATTAACTTCGTTACCCATGCTTAAACGCGAAATATCTTTCTCATGAGTTTTGTTCAAAAATATCAAGAAATTTTTCATTTCGTTTGGTAATGTATTTAGTTCTGTTTCTGAGAATCTTTTTTCATAAATCTCATCGATTTTATGTTTGCATGTTTCTGATTGTGATGTATTTAAAATGGCTCTTTCTCCTTGGGTACAGGAGTTTATAACTTCTTTCAGTATTTGTTTTTGGTCTTCTGGGGATGTTCTTTGTCCATTGAATGCGTAAGATATCCTGTCTTTTGTTTTGAAAAGTGGCATGGTTATATTTTTTGTATGCTGGAGGTCAACACAAAGAGCTATTGCCTGAGTATTTAGTATGTCCGGATTATGGGAGTAAGTTGATCTTTTCAAAGCATTAGCACTTGCTGATGCCCCTTCATATGGATTTTGATGAAATAATAGATTTAGTATGTTTACGATGAATAAAGACATCATTTGTGGTGGTGTGCCTTTCTCAAGAGAGCGCATGATTGCTCCCGATAAAGAGGACATCAGACTTAATCCTTGTGTTAATACCCGCTGGGGGGTTTTAAAGGCCGCTTCTTGCGATATAAATCTCTGAGCAGAATTTGGGTTATCAGAAGAACCATGTTTATAAGCTTTATACCATGAGTCACCTAATATAGCTAAGGCCAATGGTATATCAGCATAACTCACTCCCCTACCTATAGTTCTTACTATGCTACCTGTTTTAACTGCTCCATTAAGCATTAACAGTGGTGACATGGTTAGTAATGTACTTGTTAAACATAGAGTAAATCGTGCTATAACCGAACCTGTTATTTTTTTATTACTTATACAATACTTAACTTCATCTATTAGTTTAGGATATTGATAGAATATTGTTGGTGCATGAAATAAAGTTGCTGATAGTAAATCACCAAGTATGCGTACCTGGGTTATATCTAGTGATAATACATTACTTAAGAATGCTTCTGTATTTATTGTTGGAGAAGGTGATGTATATAAAGATGGTTGTTGAGACTGTGAAGGTGATTTGTTATAGTCGCCATTAAAAAATAATGCCTGTATGAGCAAGTGAATGCTGATTCCGCCTCCGGCTCTGAACGCATATGGAAGTATCTGTTCGATTTTATTGTGTATGGCCATATAGGCTTTATAAAAACATCCTGACTGATTATATACCTGATGATATTGATCGTTCAGAACTCTCATAAGATGGAGAACAGTTTCTGCACTCTCATTCTCTTTTGGTATAATTTCATGAATGATGCTGTCCAGTTGATATTTTTGCTTGCATGTTAGGATTTTTGTAATTCTTTCATCGATTTCAATGCATATTGAATTATTTTTATCGGATAATAACAAATCATTTTCCTGTGTATTTGTTTGTATCTCTTGTGGGATATTAATTACCACATCCGTACATGTTCTATCCACCTCATTTGTCTTTATGTTGTCAAGAAAATCATTTAACGTCAGTTGAGAACCCAATTCATTAATGTAGTCCAATGATGACGTAGAAGAGCTATTATCAAGAAAATCGTTCAGAGTGAGCTCGGAGTCGTTTCTTGTTATCGGATATACATTTGTGGAAGCGGCTAATTTAATACTCCGGTTGCTGGAGGTAGAAGCTGTTGGTTCAGAGGTTGACGAACACTGCATGTCAATGCATACATAACCTTTATTTGAAGTTGAATTTGGAATCAAGTTTCCTCCTGAATTAATGGTTTTCCATAATACTAACTATTGATAAAAATATTTTGCATTTCATTAAAATAAAAAATCCCATGGAAAATATTTTTTGTTAGTTATTACATACAGCACATCAGGTCGTCAATATAGTCTAACTATAGTTATCACTAAAAACTTGCCTCGATTTTAGATTTTTCCAGTATTTGTAGATATTGCACTGAACACCGAATACGTAGCAGAGGGTGTCTACACGATAACGTGCTATGAGCTACCATGTTGTCGAAAAATTGTTAGTGAGTATGACATCAGGAATGTGGTGGTCTGTTTTAATATTTCTATTTCTATTTCTATTTCTATTTCTATTTCTATTTCTATTTCTATTTCTATTTCTATTTCTATTTGTTGTGATTTTTTTCTTTAGTTCATGTATTTCGATTTGTTTCTGAATTATCGGGGGTAGTGTCTTCCCTTTTCCCTGAGGCTTATCATGCAGTTATTTTCGCCATCTTGGTATTGTGGAAATACCGACATCCATAGCTTTGGTGAGCTCTGTTCAGGTGGCCAAATTCAGAAAACCATTACGGAGGAAGAAGGCGATGGCTAAACCAGCGCGAAGACGATGTAACCGTAAAAGAGAAGATTTAACTGTTAAAAGGATATTTGAGTTACTAAGTTTCGATAAATCTACCGGGGTATTTAGATGGAAAGTTCCCACTCAGGGAAGGATAGCATTAAATAGTGTTGCTGGAACTTTTGATTCCAACGGTTATTCAATGATCATGATAGATGGGCGTAGATATAAAACTCACGTCTTAGTTTTTACATAACTCATAATCGTTGGCCTGCTGGTCAAATTGACCACGTTAATGGAATTAGGACCGACAATAGGCCAGAAAATTTAAGAGAATGCCTGCCAATAGAAAATTCAAGAAATATAAGGATCCGAAAGAATAGCAAATCAGGTTGCAGAGGGGTTACTTGGCACAAACGACAGAAAAAATGGAATGTTAGGCTAGGATTCCATGGCAAGAGTAAACACTTCGGATGCTTTGATGATCTGGAGTTAGCGGTACTAGTTGCTGAAGAAGCCCGAGATAAGTATTACGGTGATTTTTCCGGCAACGAAAGGAGCACTTATGCGAATCTATCGAAGGAAATGTAAATGTTGCAATGAATGGTTTATACCAAAATATCAAAATCAATATTGGTGTAATGAGATTTGTGGAACCAAGATAGCACTCGAACGACGAAGTAAAGAACGCGAAAAAGCGGAAAAAGCAGCAGAGAAGAAACGACGACGAGAGGATCAGAAACAGAAAGATAAACTTAAGATTCGAAAACTCGCCTTAAAGCCCCGCAGTTACTGGATTAAACAAGCCCAACAAGCCGTAAACGCCTTCATCAGAGAAAGAGACCGCGACTTACCATGTATCTCGTGCGGAACACTCACGTCTGCTCAGTGGGATGCCGGACATTACCGGACAACTGCTGCGGCACCTCAACTCCGATTTGATGAACGCAATATTCACAAGCAATGCGTGGTGTGCAACCAGCACAAAAGCGGAAATCTCGTTCCGTATCGCGTCGAACTGATTAGCCGCATCGGGCAGGAAGCAGTAGAGGAAATCGAATCAAACCATAACCGCTATCGCTGGACTGTCGAAGAGTGCAGGGCCATCAAGGCGGAGTATCAACAGAAACTTTAAAAACTGCGAAACAGCAGAAGTGAGGTTGCATGAATATCTACGAAAGAATTGATGGCAGCAAATACCGAAATATTTGGGTAGCTGGCGATCTGCATGGATGCTACACGAACCTGATGAAAAAACTGGAGACGATAGGATTCGACACCAAAAAAGACCTGCTTATCTCGGTGGGCGATTTGGTTGATCGCGGTACAGAGAACGTAGAATGCCTGGAATTAATCACATTCCCCTGGTTCAGAGCTGTACGTGGAAACCATGAGCAAATGATGATTGATGGCTTATCAGAGCGTGGAAACGTCAATCACTGGCTGCTTAATGGCGGTGGCTGGTTCTTTAATCTCGATTACGACAAAGAAATTCTAGCTAAAGCTCTTGCCCATAAAGCAGATGAACTTCCGTTAATCATCGAACTGGTGAGTAAAGGAAAAAATATGTCATCTGCCACGCCGATTATCCTTGTGATAAATACGAGTTTGGAAAGCCAGTTGATCATCAGCAGGTAATCTGGAACCGCGAACGAATCAGCAACTCACAAGACGGGATCGTGAAAGAAATCAAAGGCGCGGACACGTTCATCTTTGGTCATACGCAAGCAGTGAAACCACTCAAATTTGCCAACCAGATGTATATCGATACTGGCGCAGTGTTCTGCGGAAACCTCACATTGATTCAGGTACAGGGAGAAGGCGCATGAGACTCGAAAGCGTAGCTAAATTTCATTCGCCAAAAAGCCCGATGATGAGCGACTCACCACGGGCCACGGCTTCTGACTCTCTTTCCGGTACTGATGTGATGGCTGCTATGGGGATGGCGCAATCACAAGCCGGATTCGGAATGGCTGTATTCTGTGGTAAGCACGAACTCAGCCAGAACGACAAACAAAAGGCTATCAACTATCTGATGCAATTTGCACACAAGGTATCGGGGAAATACCGTGGCGTGGCAAAGCTTGAAGGAAATACTAAGGCAAAGGTACTGCAAGTGCTCGCAACATTCGCTTATGCGGATTATTGCCGTAGTGCCGCTACGCCGGGCGCAAGATGCAGAGATTGCCACGGTACAGGCCGTGCGGTTGATATAGCCAAAACAGAGCAGTGGGGGATAGTTGCTGAGAAAGAGTGCGGAAGATGTAAAGGCGTCGGTTATTCAAGAATGCCAGCAAGCGCCGCATATCGCGCTGTGACGATGCTAATCCCAAACCTTACCCAACCCACCTGGTCACGCACTGTTAAGCCGCTGTATGACGCTCTGGTTGTGCAATGCCACAAGGAAGAGTCAATCGCAGACAACATTTTGAATGCGATCACACGTTAGCGCCATGATTGCCACGGATGGCAACATATTAACGGCATAATATTGACTTTTTGAATAACTTTGGGGAAACTTGACACCAATAATGGGCGTTTTTTACATGTCATTGATGAGTCTCAATAACCTGCCGCCGAGTAGTTTTTATGCTCTGAATTGTATTTGTGTAGTAAACATGCTGACTGCAATGTAATAGAGTTTTTTTAGCCTGTAACCTCTTGACGGCATTGAATTGCTTTTGTTATGAGTTGTAAGCCAATGTTATCATCTTGTATTGGGGTGGTTATGAAGGATGGTGCGCTGCTCAGGAGTTCTTCACTTTTTATTGCCTACATGGGATGCCTTGGATGGGGGATGCTTATTTCTATGGATGGGGTACTTCTTTTTACTACGGCTTCCCATGGTGGATTGTAGGTGCAGGTGTTGATGATGTTGCCAGAAGTTTATTTTTTGCAGTTATCGTCATTGCTATATTTCTTATCGGTTGGGGTATTGGTGTTGTATTCTTTTTCGCAGTGAAAAGAAAACATTCTATGCAAGAGCTAAATGTATTTCGCCTTTATTTTGCTGTGGAATTATTGTTTGTGCCGGCAATTATTGAGTTTTCTATATTGAGACAGAAGATTCAGGTACCTCTTTTGCTACTGTCAGCAGCGATTGCGCTGGCGGTTACAATTTCGATAAGATCTTATGGGCGATTTTTATCGGTATCATGCTTCTATGATAAGCCATTTATAAAAAAACATTTTTTTGAGATTGTGATGATTGCTTTTGTGGCATATTTTTGGCTTTTTTCATTTCTGACAGGATATTACAAACCACAGTTTAAGAAAGAATATGAAATGATTAATTATAATGATGGTTGGTATTATGTTCTTGCTCGTTATGATAATTGTCTGGTTTTGTCTACTTCTTTCAATGCAGGTAGTAAAAGGTTTGTCATTTATCAATCAGCACAAGATAAGAATCTTCAGGTTGATATTGTAAGGACCAGAATTTAATTGGCTGCATAAATAATATTTTAAGTTGCAAGTTGGCTATTCGTAGGAATAGAACCTTAGGCATGCTGAATGCGTTTTCTGAACATTGTTCTATAAACTGTGTCTGCTTGCTGTTGTGATCCTGCTTTTAGTGATGGTGATGATGGATTTCACCAGCAGGATAATGTTGGTACTGACTGATGGCGCTCTGGTCTGCGGCATTGTGGTATTGCTGTGGCCGATGATGAAAGAACAGAATGAATAATTCTTGACTTTTTTGTTTACTGTTTATTAAAAAACCAACCGCATGGTGAATCCTCCTTGGAGGGGCTAAATGATCGAGTTTTAAGGGCACGTAGCGAGTTCTGTTTGATCATTGCAGAACTTAGCGGGAGGCGCCATGCGTACATCACTAATGTTATTTCCTTCTATCATTTTCCTTGTGAGTTCTGGCTGCGCATGGCGCGGCCTTTTTTTTATGACCTGCCACTGGCAGATGGTCATCCTGTGATTTGATTCCGGTTCCGGCTTTTTAACTCTGTTCCTGTACACGGGAGAAATTCTATGTCGATTAATCGTTATGATATTGGTTACAAGAAGTACCACGTATTGTGTTGAGATAGAAAGCCTGGTGCCAGAGGTAAATGCAGCAGCATAATAAAAAAGAGCCAGCGCAGAAGAGAACGGGTAAAAGAGTCTGCGCTGGCGTGGGGATATTCCCCGTGGAGAAATGATATGTAACACACATCGGGAACCTTTCTATATAAACATTATCATTATTGTCAATCATAACAGTCAGGTATTATGACGTTTATGCATCAGGGCCATCAGGAATTAACTGGTGGCTTTTTATTGTTGTCAGCTTCCGGATAACGGGAGACGGGGTATGTACCAGATGGAAAAAATCACAACAGGTGTGTCATACACCACGTCAGCGGTGGGGACGGGATACTGGTTACTGCAGCTGCTGGACAAAGTCTCTCCGTCCCAGTGGGTGGCAATAGGTGTGCTGGGAAGTCTGCTGTTTGGCCTGCTGACGTATCTGACAAATCTTTATTTCAAGATTAAAGAAGATAAGCGTAAGGCTGCGAGAGGTGAATAATGCCTCCATCATTACGAAAAGCCGTTGCTGCTGCTATTGGTGGTGGGGCTGTTGCCATAGCGTCTGTGCTCATCACTGGTCCGAGTGGTGACGATGGCCTGGAAGGTGTCAGCTACATACCATACAAAGATATCGTTGGCGTATGGACTGTATGTCACGGACACACCGGAAAAGACATCATGCCCGGTAAAACGTATACCGAAGCAGAATGCAAAGCCCTCCTGAATAAAGACCTTGCCACGGTCGCCAGACAAATTAACCCGTACATCAACGTCGATATACCGGAAACAACGCGCGGCGCTCTTTACTCGTTCGTTTACAACGTGGGCGCTGGCAATTTCAGAACATCGACGCTTCTTCGCAAAATAAACCAGGGCGATATCAAAAGCGCATGTGATCAGCTACGGCGCTGGACATACGCTGGCGGTAAGCAATGGAAAGGGCTGATGACTCGCCGCGAGATTGAGCGTGAAGTCTGTTTGTGGGGGCAACAATGAGCAGGGTAACCGTTATTATCTCCGCTCTGGTTATCTGCATTATCGCCTGCCTGTCATGGGCTGTTAATCTTTACCGTGATAACGCCATCGCCTACAAAGAGCAGCGCGATAAAGCCACATCCATCATCGCTGATATGCAGAAGCGGCAACGTGATGTAGCAGAACTTGACGCCAGATACACAAAGGAGCTTGCTGATGCTAATGCGACTATCGAAAGTCTCCGTGCTGATGTTTCTGCTGGGCGTAAGCGCCTGCAAGTCTTCGCCACCTGTGCAAAGTCAACGACCGGAGCCAGCAGCATGGGCGATGGAGAAAGCCCAGGACTTACAGCAGATGCTGAACTCAATTATTACCGTCTCCGAGGTGGAATCGACAAGATAACCGCGCAGGTTAACTACCTGCAGGAATACATCAGGACGCAGTGCTTAAAATAATTTTAATTTCACTGAAATTTAACAAGTGACTTTCAGGAAAATGCCTCGCAGATGCGGGGCATTTTTGTACCGGTATTTCACCGCGCACCGCAGCGCACAATAAACACCGAACCTGACCCTTTGGAATGGGCCTTTGAGGATACCAGTTAGTGCTGGCGAGCCTCGGTGGGCTGGTTTCCTATGCGGCAAAGGTTCATTTCAAAGAAGCAGGCAACGCCATGAATGAATTAATTGCGAATCATGACTTCGACTTTCGCCAGTTAGTTACCGCAGCAGAAGGTCAACCGGTAACTGACACCTTCCAGATTGCCAGGGCATTTGGTAAACGCCATCAGCATGTGATTAGGGCTATTAAATGTTTGAGATGTTCTGAGGAATTCTCGACAACCCATTTTTGGGCCGTCGAGAAAATCAATGACTTAGGTATTTTTGACAAGAAACAGATTTACTACCGCATGGACTTTAGTGGCTTCGTTATGCTGGTTATGGGATTTAACGGGGCAAAAGCCGATGCTGTTAAAGAAGCCTGTATCAATGCGTTTAACTGGATGTCAGCAGAACTCCGTAAGTACAGCGAAAGTTATGAAGCAGAACGTAACGCCGTAATGCTGGAGTACATGAAAGAGAAGGATGTCGCCAGCATGTCAGGCCGTCTGCTCAATCGCTGGGGGAGAACGAAAAAACCTCAATTGCTTGCAAAGCTGGAACGTCTGGAGAGACAGGGACAGTTTTTATTACCGGGATTCGATAAAGGTATTCAAGCCTGACACATTATGCGCTGTATCGTCGCCGTATTCCCGCATTAACCATGACCGTAGCCCGACGGGGAATTCCTTCTGCGTGAGTGTGCGGGAATAATCAAAAACGATGCACACCGGGTTTTACTGTGCTGACAGACGCAGGGTTACCCTCATAGTCGCTTTTCCGGTGCGATGGTGGAAGAAACCGGGATGTTCATCCATCATCACTTTGGATTGATGTATATGCTCTCTTTTCTGACGTTAGTCTCCGACGGCAGGCTTCAATGACCCAGGCTGAGAAATTCCCAGACCCTTTTTGCTCAAGAGCGATGTTAATTTGTTCAATCATTTGGTTAGGAAAGCGGATGTTGCGGGTTGTTGTTCTGCGGGTTCTGTTCTTCGTTGACATGAGGTTGCCCCGTATTCAGTGTCGCTGATTTGTATTGTCTGAAGTTGTTTTTACGTTAAGTTGATGCAGATCAATTAATACGATACCTGCGTCATAATTAATTATTTGACGTGGTTTGATGGCGTAGATGCACGTTGTGACATGTAGATGATAATTATTATCATTTTGCGGGTCCTTTCCGGCGATCCGACAGGTTACGGGGCGGCGACCTCGCGGGTTTTCGCTATTTATGAAAATTTTCCGGTTTAAGGCGTTTCCGTTCTTCTTCGTCATAACTTAATGTTTTTATTTAAAATACCCTCTGAAAAGAAAGGAAACGACAGGTGCTGAAAGCGAGCTTTTTGGCCTCTGTCGTTTCCTTTCTCTGTTTTTGTCCGTGGAATGAACAATGGAAGTCAACAAAAAGCAGCTGGCTGACATTTTCGGTGCGAGTATCCGTACCATTCAGAACTGGCAGGAACAGGGAATGCCCGTTCTGCGAGGCGGTGGCAAGGGTAATGAGGTGCTTTATGACTCTGCCGCCGTCATAAAATGGTATGCCGAAAGGGATGCTGAAATTGAGAACGAAAAGCTGCGCCGGGAAGTTGAAGAACTGCGGCAGGCCAGCGAGACAGATCTCCAGCCAGGGACTATTGAGTACGAACGCCATCGACTTACGCGTGCGCAGGCCGACGCACAGGAGCTGAAAAATGCCAGAGACTCCGCTGAAGTGGTGGAAACCGCATTCTGTACTTTCGTGCTGTCGCGGATCGCAGGTGAAATTGCCAGTATTCTCGACGGGATCCCCCTGTCGGTGCAGCGGCGTTTTCCGGAACTGGAAAACCGACATGTTGATTTCCTGAAACGGGATATCATCAAAGCCATGAACAAAGCAGCCGCGCTGGATGAACTGATACCGGGGTTGCTGAGTGAATATATCGAACAGTCAGGTTAACAGGCTGCGGCATTTTGTCCGCGCCGGGCTTCGCTCACTGTTCAGGCCGGAGCCACAGACCGCCGTTGAATGGGCGGATGCCAATTACTATCTCCCAAAAGAATCCGCATACCAGGAAGGGCGCTGGGAAACACTGCCCTTTCAGCGGGCCATCATGAATGCGATGGGCAGCGACTACATCCGTGAGGTGAATGTGGTGAAGTCTGCCCGTGTCGGTTATTCCAAAATGCTGCTGGGTGTTTATGCCTACTTTATAGAGCATAAGCAGCGCAACACCCTTATCTGGTTGCCGACGGATGGTGATGCCGAGAACTTTATGAAAACCCACGTTGAGCCGACCATCCGCGATATTCCGTCGCTGCTGGCGCTGGCTCCGTGGTATGGCAAAAAGCACCGGGATAACACGCTCACTATGAAGCGTTTTTCCAATGGTCGTGGCTTCTGGTGCCTGGGCGGTAAAGCGGCAAAAAACTACCGTGAAAAGTCGGTGGATGTGGCGGGTTATGATGAACTTGCTGCCTTTGATGAGGATATTGAACAGGAAGGCTCTCCGACGTTCCTTGGCGACAAACGTATTGAAGGCTCGGTCTGGCCAAAGTCCATCCGTGGCTCCACGCCCAAAGTGAGAGGCACCTGCCAGATTGAGCGTGCAGCCAGTGAATCCCCGCATTTTATGCGTTTTCATGTTGCCTGCCCGCACTGCGGGGAGGAGCAGTATCATAAATTTGGCGACAAAGAGACGCCGTTTGGCCTCAAATGGACGCCGGATGACCCCTCCAGCGTGTTTTATCTCTGCGAGCATAATGCCTGCGTCATCCGCCAGCAGGAGCTGGACTTTACTGATGCCCGTTATATCTGCGAAAAGACCGGGATCTGGACCCGTGATGGCATTCTCTGGTTTTCGTCATCCGGTGAAGAGATTGAGCCGCCGGACAGTGTGACCTTTCACATCTGGACGGCGTACAGCCCGTTCACCACCTGGGTGCAGATTGTCAAAGACTGGAATGAAGACGAAAGGGGATACGGGAAACGTAAAACCTTCGTGAACACCACGCTCGGTGAGACATGGGAAGCGAAAATTGGCGAACGTCCGGATGCTGAGGTGATGGCGGAGCGGAAAGAGCATTATTCAGCGCCCGTTCCTGACCGTGTGGCTTACCTGACCGCCGGTATCGACTCCCAGCTGGACCGCTACGAAATGCGCGTATGGGGATGGGGGCCGGGTGAGGAAAGCTGGCTGATTGACCGGCAGATTATTATGGGCCGCCACGACGATGAACAGACGCTGCTGCGTGTGGATGAGGCCATCAATAAAACCCTATACCCGCCGGAATGGTGCAGAAATGTCGGTATCCCGTATCTGCTGGGATACTGGCGGGATTGACCCGACCATTGTGTATGAACGCTCGAAAAAGCATGGGCTGTTCCGGGTGATCCCCATTAAAGGGGCATCCGTCTACGGAAAGCCAGTGGCCAGCATGCCACGTAAGCGAAACAAAAACGGGGTTTACCTTACCGAAATCGGTACGGATACCGCGAAAGAGCAGATTTATAACCGCTTCACACTGACGCCGGAAGGGGATGAACCGCTTCCCGGTGCCGTTCACTTCCCGAATAACCCGGATATTTTTGATCTGACCGAAGCGCAGCAGCTGACTGCTGAAGAGCAGGTCGAAAAATGGGTGGATGGCAGGAAAAAATACTGTGGGACAGCAAAAAGCGACGCAATGAGGCGCTCGACTGCTTCGTTTATGCGCTGGCGGCGCTGCGCATCAGTATTTCCCGCTGGCAGCTGGATCTCAGTGCACTGCTGGCGAGCCTGCAGGAAGAGGATGGTGCAGCAACCAACAAGAAAACACTGGCAGATTACGCCCGTGCCTTATCCGGAGAGGATGAATGACGCGACAGGAAGAACTTGCCGCTGCCCGTGCGGCACTGCATGACCTGATGACAGGAAAACGGGTGGCAACGGTACAGAAAGACGGACGGCGAGTGGAGTTTACGGCCACTTCCGTGTCTGACCTGAAAAAATACATTGCGGAGCTGGAAGTGCAGACCGGCATGACACAGCGACGCAGGGGACCTGCAGGATTTTATGTATGAAAACGTCCTCCATTCCCACCCTTCTGGGGCCGGACGGCATGACATCGCTGCGTGAATATGCCGGTTATCACGGCGGTGGCAGCGGATTTGGTGGGCAGTTGCGGGCGTGGAACCCACCGAGTGAAAGTGTGGATGCAGCCCTGTTGCCCAACTTTACCCGTGGCAATGCCCGCGCGGACGATCTGGTACGCAATAACGGCTATGCCGCCAACGCCATCCAGCTGCATCAGGATCATATCGTCGGGTCTTTTTTCCGGCTCAGTCATCGCCCAAGCTGGCGCTATCTGGGCATCGGGGAGGAAGAAGCCCGTGCCTTTTCCCGCGAGGTTGAAGCGGCATGGAAAGAGTTTGCCGAGGATGACTGCTGCTGCATTGACGTTGAGCGAAAACGCACGTTTACCATGATGATTCGGGAAGGTGTGGCCATGCACGCCTTTAACGGTGAACTGTTCGTTCAGGCCACCTGGGATACCAGTTCGTCGCGGCTTTTCCGGACACAGTTCCGGATGGTCAGCCCGAAGCGCATCAGCAACCCGAACAATACCGGCGACAGCCGGAACTGCCGTGCCGGTGTGCAGATTAATGACAGCGGTGCGGCGCTGGGATATTACGTCAGCGAGGACGGGTATCCTGGCTGGATGCCGCAGAAATGGACATGGATACCCCGTGAGTTACCCGGCGGGCGCGCCTCGTTCATTCACGTTTTTGAACCCGTGGAGGACGGGCAGACCCGCGGTGCAAATGTGTTTTACAGCGTGATGGAGCAGATGAAGATGCTCGACACGCTGCAGAACACGCAGCTGCAGAGCGCCATTGTGAAGGCGATGTATGCCGCCACCATTGAGAGTGAGCTGGATACGCAGTCAGCGATGGATTTTATTCTGGGCGCGAACAGTCAGGAGCAGCGGGAAAGGCTGACCGGCTGGATTGGTGAAATTGCCGCGTATTACGCCGCAGCACCGGTCCGTCTGGGAGGCGCAAAAGTGCCGCACCTGATGCCGGGGGACTCACTGAACCTGCAGACGGCTCAGGACACGGATAACGGCTACTCCGTGTTTGAACAGTCACTGTTGCGGTATATCGCTGCCGGGCTGGGTGTCTCGTATGAGCAGCTTTCCCGGAATTACGCCCAGATGAGCTACTCCACGGCACGGGCCAGTGCGAACGAGTCGTGGGCGTACTTTATGGGGCGGCGAAAATTCGTCGCATCCCGTCAGGCGAGCCAGATGTTTCTGTGCTGGCTGGAAGAGGCCATCGTTCGCCGCGTGGTGACGTTACCTTCAAAAGCGCGTTTCAGCTTTCAGGAAGCCCGCAGCGCCTGGGGGAACTGTGACTGGATAGGCTCCGGTCGTATGGCCATCGATGGTCTGAAAGAAGTACAGGAAGCGGTGATGCTGATAGAAGCCGGACTGAGTACCTACGAGAAAGAGTGCGCAAAACGCGGTGACGACTATCAGGAAATTTTTGCCCAGCAGGTCCGTGAAACGATGGAGCGCCGTGCAGCCGGTCTTAAACCGCCCGCCTGGGCGGCTGCGGCATTTGAATCCGGACTGCGACAATCAACAGAGGAGGAGAAGAGTGACAGCAGAGCTGCGTAATCTCCCGCATATTGCCAGCATGGCTTTTAATGAGCCGCTGATGCTTGAACCCGCCTATGCGCGGGTTTTCTTTTGTGCGCTTGCAGGCCAGCTTGGGATCAGTCGCCTGACGGATGCAGTATCCGGCGACAGCCTGACTGCCGGAGAGGCACCCGCGGCGCTGGCGTTATCCGGTGATGATGACGGACCACGACAGGCCCGCAGTTATCAGGTCATGAACGGCATCGCCGTGCTGCCGGTGTCCGGTACGCTGGTCAGCCGGACGCGGGCGCTGCAGCCGTATTCGGGAATGACCGGTTACAACGGCATTATCGCCCGTCTGCAACAGGCTGCCAGCGATCCGATGGTGGACGGCATTCTGCTCGATATGGACACACCGGGCGGGATGGTGGCGGGAGCATTTGACTGTGCTGACATCATCGCCCGTGTGCGTGACATAAAGCCGGTATGGGCGCTGGCCAACGACATGAACTGCAGTGCAGGTCAGTTGCTTGCCAGTGCCGCCTCCCGGCGTCTGGTCACGCAGACCGCCCGGACAGGCTCCATCGGCGTCATGATGGCTCACAGTAATTACGGTGCTGCGCTGGAGAAACAGGGTGTGGAAATCACGCTGATTTACAGCGGCAGCCATAAGGTGGATGGCAACCCCTACAGCCATCTTCCGGATGACGTCCGGGAGACACTGCAGTCCCGGATGGACGCAACCCGCCAGATGTTTGCGCAGAAGGTGTCGGCATATACCGGCCTGTCCGTGCAGGCTGTGCTGG